GCCGACGCCGAGCTTACTCTTGAATTGTGGAATTATTTCACCGGACAAATCCGTAAGGAAAACTTAACCACCATCGCCGATTTGGAACTGAACCTCCTGCCCTGCCTCGTAGACATGACTATGCGGGGCGTGCGCGTTGACCAGAACAAGGTCGAAATCACGCGGAATAGCCTTCTCAAACGAGAAAAAAGCGTTCTTCAGGAAATTAAACGGCTTACCGGAACCACCGTTGAAATTTGGGCCGCTCAATCCTTGGCCAAAGCTTTTGATGGTATGGATATTAAATATCCCAAGACCGAAAAGGGCGCGCCAAGTTTCACCAAACAGTTCCTGCAAGAGCATGAGCACCCCATCGCGAAGCTTATTGTCGAAGCGCGGAACCTGAACAAAACGTCCGGCACGTTCATCAACACCATCATGAAGCACTGCCGGGCCGACGGCCGTATTCACAGCCACATTAACCAAATTCGTTCTGACGACGGCGGAACCGTCTCGGGGCGCATTTCAATGTCCAACCCCAACCTGCAACAAATCCCGGCTCGCGATCCAGAACTCGGACCCATGATCCGCAGTCTTTTCTTACCCGAAGAAGGCGACCAGTGGGCGGCCATTGATTTCTCGCAGCAGGAACCACGCATCTTGGTCCACTACGCGCACCTTTACGGTAAAGCCCGCGGCGTGCCGCTGCGCGGGGCAGAGGAATTTGTGGAGGCCTACTCCAATAATCCAGACACCGACTTTCATACAATGGTCGCGGAAATGGCCAACATTGCCAGAAAGCAGGCTAAAACCATTAACCTGGGCATGATGTATGGCATGGGCGTGAACAAACTGTCCGAACAATTGGATGTATCCGTGGACGAGGCTAAGAGCCTGACTAAGCAGTATCATGATCGCGTGCCGTTCGTTAAAGGGTTGATGAACGGCGTTATGAACAGGCTCAACGAAAAGGCGTCGTCCGGTTCGCTTCGGTCCATACTCGGCAGGAAGTGCCGCTTCGACCTCTGGGAGCCGGACTCGTTCGCCATGCACAAGGCCATGACATACAAAGACGCGGTCCTCGAACATGGGCCCACGGCGCGCTTAAAACGGGCCTTTACATACAAAGCTCTGAACCGTTTGATCCAAGCGTCCGCAGCCGACATGACCAAAAAGGCTATGGTCGATATCTACCAGAGCGGTAGGCTACCGATGATCCAAATTCACGACGAGATAGCCATGTCTGTGGGGTCAAAAGAAGAAGCTTTCGATGTTGCGAAGATCATGGAAAACGCCGTGCCGTTGGAGGTTCCGTCGAAATGCGACGTCGAAATCGGAAGTTCTTGGGGGACCGCAGAATAACGGGATGTCCCTTGCTTATTCGGATAAATTCTTATATGTTCTTACAAAATCTTTTTATGGAGACCCGTTATGGATACCGAGCGTTGGAAAAGTGTTCTGACACCCCGTGAGGTGTACGACGAATTGAAAAAAATCTCTCGCGAAGAAGGCCGAACCATCAGCGGGCAACTTCGATACATGTTTGAGGTGTATAAAAACGTTACACCTAGTCAAAAAATGGACGTGAAGATAAAAAATTAGCGGCAGGTATGCGATAGACCCTTGACAGACGCATAACCGCGTTTTATTTTCCTCCTACTGCGCGTAAGGTCAAACGTTGCAGTGCCTCTGATTTAAGAAACTGACCGCGACGCCCCCGGTTCCTCCCTGTCCGGGGGCGTCTGCTTTTTTAAATTGTTATATTTCCCTGTTGATAACTCTTATATAGTCGTATATAATCGCTCTCTCACAAAAAAGGGAAAGCGAAATGACTTCGATTACAAAAAAAATCTCCTGGTCCGACGCTAAATTCGTTGTTGAAGAAGCAGTCGAGAGCCAAATCGCCCTGCTTCAACTCGGGATGATGGGCACGCAAGAAGAGCGCGACGCAGACGCTCAAAAAATTCGCGACGCTTGGACCCGCATACTGGTCGGATAAAAAGCAGTTGACGTGCTATGCGATAAGCCGCATAGTGTTGCTGCTACACAACACAACAGGAGAAGAAAATGAAAACCATGGGCGTAAATCAAAAGCCTTTGAACGCCGACAGCGTAAATATGTGGAATTACCACCACCCTGTGCCGCGGAATGACGCGCAAATGCTTTCGATCACTCAGGTCTCCAAAGCCACGGGGTTTGGGGAAAGCACAATTTATCGGAAAGCCCGCGGTGCGGGTTTTCCTAGCCCTCAAAAAGTCTGGGCCGTGGCCCAGGACGGCGCAAAGCGCCTACAGCTCCGCTGGGATGCGGAGGAAATAAACGCTTGGATGGAGCGCCAAACAAACCCCGGTCGCACTGGTCGGAGCGCGCCACGCCCTAAAAACCGCAAACCGCGTAACGCGGCCCCCGAGCCATACAATTGGAAAAGGGAGTTAGCAATCGGGTTGCCAACAGCGCTCCTGGGTGCAGGATCACTCGGTGTGATCTTGGGGCTGGCCTTCCCGACCCTGATACGTTGGCTGGGAGCGAACTGATGGATATCAGTGTGCACGATGTCACCGACATCACGGTCGGTCCAATTCAAGAAAGGGAAAAGGTTTATTGGAGGAAAATTAAAATTAAAACCCGCAGGGGAACGCACGAAATCGTGTGCTTTGAAGCTCCTTGGGCCAACGCCGACAAAGGCGAAGACTTGGAAATAACCCTCTCGGATGAGCCGGTGTAATGAAGAGAAAGTTTCATGCCGGGGACTTTATTGAATGCCCCGTTTGCAACGGCACTGGAAAAGTAACCGTCGAAGAACACGTCATCTCGTGGACCCACGGTGGTTATATTCGGGAGCGTGAGATTGAGTGCCCGGAGTGCGGCGGTAGCGGCGAAGTGGAGGCCGATGATGCTTGAAATACCCTTTGTGTGCCTGGCTTTGGCCGTCTACTGGGAAGCCCGTGGCGAGGAACCAGCCGGGCAGCGGGCCATAGTGCATGTAGCGGAAAATCGTGTGGACCACTCCGCATTCCCAAACGATGCCTGCGCCGTAATTAAGCAAAAAAACGCTTTTTCGTTCTACTGGGACGGCAAAGACGAAAACCCCAAAGACGAAAAGGCCTGGGCAGCAGCGCAACGCGCCGTCCGCGAAGCGTGGCAAAATCCTTGGGAAAATATGGGCGCGACCCACTATCACGCGGACTATGTCTCACCGACATGGTCGCGCGCTAAAACCATGACGCGCCTGGGTAAAATAGGCCGTCATATTTTTTATGTGGAGGAACGATGAGCATTACAAAAAAAGCAGGGGATTTAGCTCAGGAAGGCTTTGCGTCGGAAGACATTGCCGCGCTGCTGCAAACCACCCCCGCGGTAGTCCGCACCCTCCTGCATCGAACGCAGAGCGGGGGCAAAACCCTGAGCTTGCGGCTACCGGACCACATAATGTCGGAGCTTGAAAAAAGAAGCGCTGGCAAATCAATGTCTGCAAAAAGCCTCGCTCAAATCATGTTGGTTAAAATCTTGCAAAAAAACGGAGGAAAAAATGAACGTAACACTTGAGAGCTACAGCCAACGCCAAAATCATCGCGCAGGTAACACCCTGCTAGACGACATTGCGTACTTCGCAAGGGTCTCAAACCCAACGAGCCAAATCAGCGGCCTCAACAACCCCGGATTGATAAACTACCTGATCCGGCACAAGCACTGGAGCCCCTTCGAAATGGCTCACGCCTGCCTTTGTATCGAAACAACTCGAGCAGTGAGCAGACAAATTATTCGGCACGGAAGTTTTAAATATCAAGAATTTAGCCAAAGGTACGCGGCCACCGAGACAAACACCGACCGACAGGAAGCACGGCTCCAAGACCTTAAAAATAGACAAAATAGTCTGGAGACCGACGACGACGGCCTCGTCCAATGGTGGAACGACGTGCAAGACAGCCTCATCTCTTCTACTTTTGATGTATACGATGAAGCGCTCAAACGCGGGCTGGCCAAGGAGGTCGCGCGGGCCGTGCTGCCCGAAGGTTTGACCCAAACGAGATTGTATATGACCGGGTCCATCCGTTCATGGATACATTACTGTGAGCTGCGGTCCGGGCCAGAAACGCAGAAAGAACACCGCGAGGTCGCACGGGCCGCGGCCAAGGCCCTGCTTCCTGTATTTCCGATGATTATGGATTTCGTGCAATGAAACGAAATTTAAACGGTAAAAAATTCTCAGACCGTTTGATCCGAATGCGCTCCATTCCAACCGGAACACCGCTCCACAAAAGCTTGATCCAAGCTACCGAAGAAGTGACCGGCTCCGACGATTTCATGTGCCGGTCAAGACACAGAAGATTGGTGCACGCCCGGCAAGTCTTAATGTGCGCAGCGCGCTTATCCGGGTGCACATTCGAGGCCTGCTCCCTTTTCGCGGGCCTGTACGATCATACAACGTCAGCTTTTGCGTGGGGGAAAATGAAACGGCACCACAAATTAAAGGCAGACGCCCACGCCGCATACAACCGGTCAAAAGAACTTTTGGCGCAACGTGAACTTAAATTCGCGGAAGGCATTAAGGAAATGGCGGAGGCCGCAAAAGACGAGATTACTGCTGCGGTGAAACCGAAAACGGTAGTCGGCGTGCAAAAAACAAAGACCTTACGTCCAAACGTGGAGGAGCTTACCCGTAAACCCTGGGAGGGGGACAGTCCAGAAGCTAAAGAGATCGCCCGAAAACGGGACCAATATTACGGGTGACAAACCAGTGGGAGACTTTCCGACGGTGACAAACGTGACCCATCCGTGCCGCTGTGACCGTTGCTGAGGGGCATTTGTCACGGTTGCACGGTTGTCACGGTTGTTTTTGAGGGAGTTTCGCGAACGTCTTTCCAGTGGGAGACTTTCCGACGGTGACAAACGTCTAGTCCTAGGACAGGCCTCGTTGCTGGGACGGCGCAAACGCCCAGCCAGCAAGGGCGTGTCCTAGGTGTCCTAGCTGTCCTAGGAGTTTTAAGTTTTAAACGCGCCTATTATAGGCACTGCCCCTGTTACACGCGTAAGAGAATGTGATTTGCTAGGACACCTAGGACACCTAGGACACCTAAGCGTGAGTGTAGTGAAAGTGTCAGAAACTTTCTTAAAAACTTCTGACTAATCTCTATGATTAAACTTTCCGGATTTTAGTGCACTAGGTACACACCACGGGTGGGGGGTCGCGGCTCACGGCCTAATTCCCTAAAATTTAATATTTGACCCGTATGCGACTTTCTGATATAATGCTTATATCAGGCGCGGTGCGCTTGATTGTTTTTGGACAATTAAATCAGGGAGAAATTCGATGAACTTCGAATTTAATGACGGCGGCCGCGCGGCTGCCGGATACAAAGGCAACGCAGGCGACTGCGTCTGCCGAGCCATCGCCATCGCCGCAGACCTTCCATACCAAGAAGTCTACGACCGACTGGCCGAAGGCAATGCGTCGCAGCGTAAGTCGAAACGCACGGTCAAGCAGGCCCGATCCGCCCGCAACGGTATCTATACCAAGCGGAAATGGTTCAAGGACTACATGCTTGAACTGGGTTTCCAGTGGACGCCCACGATGCAGATCGGCAGCGGGTGCCAAGTCCACCTGAAAGCGGACGAGCTGCCGGGTGGACGAATTATTTGCAACGTTAGCAAACACGTCTGCGCCGTCATAGAAGGCACAATACACGATACACACGATCCTAGCCGCGGTGGCAGCCGATGCGTCTACGGGTATTGGGCACTATAACACTAACCCCGGATCGGGGATCGCGGCTCACGGGTCGCGGCTCACGGTCCGGGGTTTCTTTTTTCGGCCTATATAGTGATTTATTCTCCAGAAATAAAAATAAAATATTTGGTCAAAATAGCCGTAACCGGTGTAACCGTGTAACTTTCGGTTAAAAACCCTTTATATATATAGGGTTAAGTAGACACACAAAGTCGTTTTTAAAAAAGTGCCGGAACCGGGGTTTATGTAACTTGCAGAATTGCCTCAATGGGGGGGTAAATGGTTTTTAAAAAAAAAATGATTTCAGAAATGGATTGTATATAAAGGCGGTTTATGGGTACAATCGCATACGACAGAAAGGGTTACGAATGACGGCACGGTCAGACAAGATCACTTGGCGCGGTAAGAACAAGCAAAAGATTGGGCAGGGCGAGGTAGGGCGTCCGGGCGTATCGGTAAACACGCCTCTGACCCGAAGGCAGGAATTGTTTGTAAAAGAGCTGGTCGCAAAGGATGGCCAGATCACACTCCGCGAGGCCGCCATCAACGCGGGGTATACGGCAGGCTCTGCACACACCCGTGCATATGAGCTGACAAATCCGGATCATAGCCCGCACGTCTGCGCAGCGATCCAAGCATACCGCCAAGAGCTGGACGAGAAGTATGGCGTGACGTACCAGCGGCATCTGCGCGACCTGCAAAAGATCAGGGACGTGGCTTTGCAGAACGGGGCATACTCTGCTGCCGTCCAGGCCGAGTACCGACGAGGGCAGGCGCAGGGGGATATTTATGTTTCCAAATCCGAAATCCGTCATGGCAGCATCGACAGTATGTCGAAGGACGAGGTCATGAAGGCCTTAGAGGAGCTAAAACAGTCTAATGGCGAAATCACTATCGACATTACTCCCGAAAGAACGAGCGAT